GGAACTTTAATTTTTGTCATCTCATTTATCCTCCCACGCGGCCCCCAATATTGTACCCAGGCCGATTAATATTAATGCAGGATACAGTGCATCTACTGCACTGGAAATAATTGCCGCAATTAAAACAGAAGTCTCCACAGTGCCGGACAGCTGCACCCCCGACAGGATTACGCCTATTACGCCTAATACCCCGATTACCAGACCAAAACCGGTTAGTACTTTCTGTACTAAATCATACTTTCTGTATCTTGATAATTTTGAATTGGTTATTTCTGTGTAACCACAGTGCGGACAATGTGATGCGGTATCGGCGACTTCCCCGCCGCATGCAGGGCACTTTGATAAAGCAGCGCTAGAATTCTTTGCTGCACTAGGGATTTCTGAATATCCGCAGTGCGAACATCGCACGGACCCGGGGGCGATGTTTCCCCCGCACTGGGGGCATTTAGTGAAAATCATATCATTCCCTCTTCTCATAAGTGTATTCCACCTTTTCCCTCTTGACGAACGTGCGTTTGCGCTGTATAATACGAACATGCGATCGAGAAAAGGGCACAGGTAGACACACATATTATAGCAGCAGGGCGCGAGGAAAGCAAGCGGAAAGTGGAAAAACTTACAGTTACGCAACGGCTTGACCAAACACAAAATATGTTGTATACTACGTCAGTCCGTGCGAATATAACAATTTTAGGAGGTACGTACATATGGGATTAATTGGAAAAGAAAAGCTGATTGAACAAATCTCTATCAGACTGCAAAGGCTGAATAGCGCAGAGCTTAGAAGCGTAAATGCGATTGTTTCACGATTTCTCCATAATAAAAATAAGCGGGACCAGGCTTAGGCCTGGTCCTCTTTTTTGCTGCCCAACTGGAGATCTTTACACTCTTTCGCAATGCGCACTATCACATCGTACAATACTGGCCAGTACGACTTGGGCAGTTGCGCTAAAGCAGTAATCAGCCCGCGTTCGAAATCCGTTGTCGCGCCGGACAGCAGGTCCGCCGTATATTGCGCTACAGTATCGTCTGGATCGAGTGATACATACATGTCGCCCTCACCGGTTTCGAGCCAAATTTTGTTAACGTGATAGATATTACATATACTGCATTTAGCGACATCTGTTAAAGGTTTCACACCGGACTCGTACCGACTGTATGTATTCGGCGCGAGCCCGACACTTTCTGCAAATGCTGCTTGTGTCACGGCTTGATCCAGACGTAACTGCCTAAGCCTAGCCGGGATACCCGGGGCCGGTTCCCGGCTCAATTTTTTTGGGCCGCTCATCTCATCACCTCCTGACATTATTATAGCATACGCAGCCCGCCGCGTCAAGAAAAAAACTTGCCAAGAGGACAATTTTTTTCTTGACAATCTTGCCGAGGGGATATATAATAGTCCCAGAGGCAAGATGTTGCCCGGCAACACCGGGGCACTGCCAAAAATCTGAAAGGAGAAAAACAATTATGAACATCGAAACGCTAGAATTGATCCACAAGCTCTTGACGGAGCACGTGGACAATGCCAGCCGCTGCTGCGACCGCGCCCCCTGGAAAAATGCCAAAAGTGCCCGTACTACGACGATGACTGCCAAAGCTATGGCAGCAAACAGGATAAGGATATTGTGGATCTGCTTATGCAGGTATACTCGCAAGGAGGCGATGGAAAATGAAGCCACTTGATAGCGAGAAGAATCTCACTTTTATGAATCACCCGGAGCGCGTTGCTGCCCAAAAGGAGCTCGACGAGGCAGTTCTCCGGATTTCGACCGACATCAAGGTGGGCGGAAGCGCTATGTACTACCTCACCATCCTCCCTCCGATCCTGAAGAAACTTGAGGCGGCGGTGGAAAACCTTAATATCGTAGAGGCTAAAATCATTGCAGAATTGCAAGGAGGTGAATCCGATGAGAGTACTTGTCGCATGTGAAGAAAGCCAAACCGTCTGCAAGTCGTTCCGCTCGCTCGGGCACGAGGCCTACAGCTGCGACATCCAACCGTGCTCAGGCGGACACCCTGAGTGGCATCTACAGGTGGATGCCTTGGAGATGCTTAAGATGCGGTGGGATATGATCATAGCTTTTCCACCCTGCACGGACCTTGCGGCCAGCGGCGCGCGATACTTCGCGCAGAAAATAGCGGACGGGCGACAGCAAAGAAGTGTTGATTTTTTTATGAAGTTCGCAACCGCGAATTGTGATAAAATTGCCATTGAAAATCCTGTCGGGGTCATGTCAAGCAAATTCCGGAAGCTGGACCAAATCATTCAGCCGTGGCAGTTTGGACACGGAGAAACGAAGGCCACTTGCCTATGGCTGAAAGGGCTTTCAAAACTAATGCCGACGGAAATCGTAGAAGCCAGGGAGCCGCGTATCTGGAAAATGCCGCCCGGACCCGATCGCGCAAGAATGAGAAGTAAGACCTACCCAGGGATCGCACGCGCTATGGCTTATCAATGGGGGTGTGGTAATGATGAGCAGAACTGATGCAATCCGCCAACTCCAATCCCTGCGCCGCCAGGCCCAAGACCGTGCCCACCAGCGCCGGCCTGACTGTGATCGGCGGGAACAATGGGCAGGGCAAAACCTCTGTGCTGGACGCCATCGCCTGGGCGCTGGGTGGGGATCGATACCGCCCCAGCGCCCCCACCCGGGACGGATCTGTAATCCCACCCAGGATCCGCCTGGAGCTTTCCAACGGGCTGGTGGTGGAGCGGTCCGGCAAAAACTCCGCCTTGAAAGTGGCGGACCCCACCGGCCAAAGAGCTGGGCAGCAGCTGCCCATATGCCAACGAGATGAACTGCACCCGTGCGGCGCTGACCGATTTGATAGTCGCCCTTCAGCGGCAGGACAAAAAGGCGCAATTGTGGGACGCGATTTTTCCCGCGATTCTGCAGTGTGCCAGCGGTGACAGTGGACTGCACATAAATCAACTATACGAGGTGTATATGCGCGGTACAAAATATACGGACGATCTTGTTTGCAGTATGTCGAAACTGTTAATTCGCGCTGCAGAATCCCATGTATATTCGCGCGATACAGCCTTGGTTTGCGAGACCGTAAAAATATTGGTTGGAGAGGTGTTCGAAAACTGCGGAAACCAGAAGGAGGAAGAATAATGAATCCGGATATCATAAATCAACTAGACCAAATTAGGTCCCTGTGCAGCGGACTGCCCGAATGGGCGCTGAACTACATTATGAAATATTCGCAAGCCTTGATCGCAAAAGCGCGTTCCGAACAGAAAGCCCGTGAGTACGCGCAAGTCATGTCCGCAAAAGCACGCGCGGACCAGAAAGCGGGGGCCGATGATGAAGCTTAATCCGGCAGCGCTGCATCAGGCCATGCAAGCCCGGGGGCTGACGCAGAGGATTCTCGCCGATTTGGCGGGACTATCCCAGCCGGGGATCTCCCAGTACCTGGCCGGGATCAGCTCCCCCGGCGATCCTGCACTGGATAAGCTGGCCACGGCACTGGGCGTGCCAGTCAGCGCCCTGTGCGAGGCCCCCGCGAAAGATCAGACTGTAGGCCACCTATCTGTGCAAGATGCTGCACGCTGTCTGGGCGTCTCCCCCACATTTGTACGGCGGGGACTGCAAACGGACCGACTGGATATCGGTTGTGCGGTCCGGATCAAGATGAGGTGGCGATACTTTATCTCGTCAGATAAGCTCCGTGCAATGGCGGGAGACGAAAACTTTGAAAAATACATTCAGGAGGCAAATAAAAAATGAATGACCTTATGAAACTGACTGCGAAATGCGTCGGTGGGAAAACGTACTATGATCTGCACGGCAGTATCGATTTCGTAATGCAGCTTATGGCGCACATGATCCCCGACCTGCTGCAGGAAGTTGCTGCAGTAGCCGACCGGGAGACTGAAGAGCGAGTGCATGATGAGATTTGCCGCAGACTGCTGAAAATCGCAGATGCAGGAGACATGCAAGACGCAATGGCGCAAGTTGTGGGAGAGTGGATTGCAGAGTATATTTTTGGAGGCGAAAAATAATGACTAAAGAACTGATCTTGTATTACGCTTATAACGGCACAATCGAGCGACACGCCGCGCAGAACCACGACACAATTAGCAGTCTGGCCCGACGGTGGCATGTGGACCCAGACACGCTAAAGCATGCCATGTCCGGAAAGCCGGTCTGCGCGCGAACTGCCCGGAAAATCCAGGCACTGGTGTTGGCCGAAAACCCATGCGATACAAACATTTTTTATCCGCGGGCCAGATCGAGGGTGGAGAACAATGAATAAAGCATTACTCAGCAGTAAGAAAATGGATTACTGCACTCCACAATGGCTGTTCGATGCCCTCAACGAGGAACTCAGTTTTGGGCTGGACGCCGCTGCCTCCGCAGATAATGCTAAGTGCAAAGAGTATTTCACGGAAAGCGATAACGCGTTAACGCAAGATTGGGGCGGGCGCGGCGCGGTATTCTGCAACCCACCGTACGGGCGGCAAACAAGCGCATTCGTGGAAAAGGCGTACCGGGAGAGCCCGAAGGGAACTACGGTGGTACTGCTGATCCCTGCAAGAACAGATACACGGTATTTCCACGATTTCATACTTGGGAAAGCGGAAATCCGATTCATCCGTGGAAGATTGAAGTTCACAGACTCTGACGGCACTGCTTACCCGTCCGCGCCTTTCCCGTCTATGATTGTGGTATTCCGCGGAGCGAAAACACAAAATTCGAATGAAGGAGGGAATCAAGATTGAAAAAGCATTACAAAATCTTAATGGGGCTCTACGAACGCATTGAAGATGTGTGGGTGAAGGACCCGATCTCCAGTAGCGTGCAGGTATCTGTCACCCGGCAGGAGCAGGAAGCCATGTGGCATGTGCTGCATCACGCAGATCTGAGCCGCAAAATCAGTCGCGCGGAGCTTGTCAATCAAATACTTGTTAGCTGCTTGCTAGGTGTCGCTATCGCTGCATGCATCATCATCGCGGTGAGGTGATATCATATGGCAAAAACCGCAAAGTCCGAAACCAGTATTCCTGATTCCTTGCACAACTACTGGAGAAAAGGATATAAAGGCCCAAACAATGCATGGACGTGCTTTAGTGATTTTTACCACTGGGCATTGGATCACGGATACGGCGTTGGCAGTTGGATCGTTACAAGAGATAAGCGCAAGCCTATCGGACCAGACAACTGCATCATAAAAAATCAGTACGTGCAAAAGGACCTCTTGGAGTCAATTATTAATTATGACAAGGCCTGTGCAAAATTGTGGAAAGCTCTGGGCCTGGAGGATCCGTGCGAAGCGGACCGGGCGATTTGAGAAAGGAGGTGACAGCGATGCACTACCGTATCTGCCCAGACTGTGGCGCACACCTGGACCCCGGAGAAATTTGTGATTGCCAGGGCGAAGAAAATGCCGCTGGCGGAGCTGCAACTCCGTCAACGGCTGAGTAAAAAATCCCAAAAACATTATACCACAAAAGGAGGAAAAAGTCAATGGACCTTACCATCAAAATTCAATTCTCGCCGGAAACCATCGACGCGATCAAGCCCCTATTGGAATGCCTGCTGGCCCCGGCTGTGCCAGTGCAGTGCGGTGGTGGCGTACTAGTGGAATCCGGCACAGAAACCGCCCCTGCCACCCCTGCTGCACCTGCTGCACCTGCCACCCCTGCTGCACCAGTGTCCGTACCGCTGGCCGCACCACCCAAGTTCACGTTTGACCAGCTGGCACAGGCAGGCGCGGGCCTGTGCCAGATCGCCGCGGGACAGGAAAAGGCACAAGCGGTACTTAAGCAGTTCAACATTCAGTCGCTTAAGGACTTGCCGGAACAGCGCTATGGTGAATTCGCCCTGGCGCTGCGGCAGGCTGGTGCAGCGTTATGACGCTGCACCACGACTGCAGGCCTGTCGAGCCACAGTGCCTGTGCAACAGCTGCATGCATGATAAATACAGCAGTGATAAAGACACAAAGTGGTGCTGCACTCGTTGCGTCGGAAAGTGTCCGGTGCTAGAGTGCGAAAAATATAAACCTGAAAGGAAGAAAAACAGTGAGTGAAGAAAAACGTGCTCATGCGCTGCTGCCAGCATCATCGGCGCATATTTGGTTACACTGTCCGCCCTCCGCCCGAATGGCGGAAAACATGCCGCAGGTGGACACGCCCTGGGCCGCAGAAGGCACACTTGCGCACGAACTTGCAGAGTGTAAAGCCCGAAAAAAGTTCTGCCCGCGGCCGGAGGATGACTACGCCGAAAAAATGCGAGAGATCCGCGCCAACCCGGCATATTCGCCGGAAATGGACGGATGCACGGATCTGTACATCCAAGCGATCGATGAGGAGTGCATGCGCTACTCCAGCAGGCCGCTAGTGGCGCTGGAGACCCGCGTGAACTACTGCAACATTGTGCCGGAAGGATTTGGCACATCCGACTGCATCATTATCGGCGGCGACACGCTTACCATCATCGATTACAAGCATGGCAAGGGTGTGCCGGTATCGGCGATGGACAACCCCCAATTAAAGCTATACGCCATCGGCGCACTCAATCAGTTCGACGCATTTTACGGAGACAGCATTAAGCATATACGCCTGAGGATTGTTCAACCACGTGTGAGCGACGAATTGAATGATTTTGAGATTACCGTACAAGACCTAATGCAATGGGGCAATTCCGTTGTCGTGCCCGCCGCCAATTTAGCGTACAATGGCGGCGGGGAATGCAACCGTGGCGACTGGTGTCGCTTTTGCAAGGCGCGGGCGGTCTGCCGCCCAACTGCGGCTAATTATTTAGCGTTGGACGCATTTAGGGCATTTTGCCAAAAAGAGCCCAATGAGCTATCCGATGACGAGATTGGGGATATCCTCACTCGGGCGGCAGGGCTGCAAGCGTGGGTAGCGTCCGTAGAAACGTACGCACTGCAAGCGTGCCTCGCGGGCAAGCACATCCCCGGGCACAAAGTTGTTGCAGGGCGGAGCGTCCGGGCGTGGACGGACCAAGATGCCGCATTTACGGCGCTGCAGGCTGCCGGGGTAGATCAAGCGCTGCTGTACGATCGCAAGCCATGCACGCTGACGGAGCTGGAAAAACGCCTGGGCAAGGCAAAATTTAAGGAGTTAGCGGGCCAGTATGTGCACAAGCCCACAGGAAAACCGATTTTGGCCCCGGCAGACGATCCACGGCCTGAGCTGATGGGCGTATCAGGGATGTTTGGTGATATGAATGGGTAAGCCAAAACTTAGGGTCCGTGCCAAAGAACTTTTCATGCGGGCTTACATAAAAGTGCACGTAGGAGGTTCAATTCCTGACACAGACATAGTTCTTACCAATGATAAATGCACAATACTACTACACCGTGTCGAATTGCAGCAACTTACCAAAACACAGGCGCGTAAAATCGCTAAATTCGGGTGGAAAAACCCAGATAATAATGCAAACATGACAATGCTAATTGGTGAAGTGCAAGCCCAATTAGCAGAGATTGATGCAATACTAGCGAAATACGACGCGCCGCTAAAAACCACACAGAAACATCTACTAAATATTTGTGATGCATTTGCTGAGGAATACAACCGCATGAAAAAACTAAAGGAGAGTAAACAATGAACGCTAATACGATTACAATCGGAGAAGTTCGATTCTCTTACTGCAATTTATTCCAACCACGCGCAAATCAGCAGGGGCAGGAACCTAAATACTCCGTGACGATTTTGGTGCCAAAGTCCAACGCCGCCGCCAAAGCTGCCATCGATGCAGCTATCCAAGCCGCCATCGATGCCGGGGTGGCAAAGTGCTGGAATGGCGTCCGCCCGCCGCAACCGTCTATCTGCGTCCACGACGGCGACGGTGTGCGGCCCAGTGATGGCATGCCATTTGGGGACGAATGCAAAGGCCACTGGGTGTTCACGGCGTCGTGCAAGGCGGAGCGCCCCCCGTACGTGGTGGACTCGAACATCCAGCCGATCCTGCAGCAGTCGGAAATCTATTCGGGCATGTACGGGCGCGTGAATGTAGCATTTTTCCCGTACAATGCATCCGGAAAGAAGGGCATTGGCTGCGGGCTGAACGGGGTGCAAAAGCTTCGGGACGGCGAACCCCTGGGCGGCGGCGTGACTGCAGCAGAAGCTTTCGGATCGCCTGCCGCGGCTGACCCTGCGGCCGGTGGATGGGCCGCACCTGCACCCAACTGGGGCACTCCCGCAGCCCCCGCCGCCGAACCCGGATACACTAATCCCTGGGGCTAAGTTATGGCACATCACTTAAGCATAGACATAGAGACGTACAGCAGCGTGCCAATTGCTAAAGCTGGGGCATATAAATATGCGCAAAGTCCGGATTTCGAGATTTTGCTGCTAGCATACAGCTACGATGGCGGGCCCGTATATGTGGTAGATCTCACTAAAGAGCCTTTACCTGACCAACTGCAAGAGTGTCTATTCGATGAAAATATCACTAAGCATGCATGGAATGCCGCATTCGAATGGTGGTGCTTAAGTCAATATTTCGGACTTCCGGGGCCGTCTGGCCCCGGATTTACCCGAAATGATTGGCTGGTACAATGGCGCTGCGATATGGTGCACTCGATGTACTGCGGATACCCGGCAAGCCTAGACGCTGCAGGCAAGGCGCTAGGCCTGCCAGAAGATAAGCAAAAGCTTAGCGTAGGTAAAGCGCTAATTCGCTACTTTTGTATGCCGTGCGAACCTACAAAATCCAACGGCGGACGGACACGCAATCTACCACACCATGATCCTGATAAGTGGGAATTATTCAAATCATACTGCCAACAAGACGTTGCAACGGAAATGGAAAATGCTAAACGACTGGACGCTTTTCCGGTGCCTGATTGGCTGTGGGATCAGTGGCGCACTGATTTAGTGATTAATTCACGCGGTGTGTTCGTGGACATGGAGATGGTCCGCGGCGCGATTGCCCTGGACAAAGAGGTGAAGGCGGAGTACATCGCGAAAGCGCAGGAGCTGACGGGACTGGATAATCCAAACAGCGTACAGCAATTAACTAAATGGCTAGAGGAAGAAACCGGAGACACCGTGACAGACCTGCGCAAGGACACTGTGGGCCAGATGCTGACAAAGGGCCTAAACAGCGACAAAGCTGCACAAGTGCTACAGATTCGCCAGCAGCTAAGCAAGACTAGTACGAAAAAGTATTACGGGATTGCAGATGCCGTGTGTGATGATGGGCGGCTGCGCGGATTACTGCAATTTTACGGCGCTAGCCGGACTGGCCGATGGTCCGGGCGCGGTGTTCAGCCGCAAAACTTGCCGCGCACATATCTGGACGCTCTACCTGTGGCCAAGGATTTAATCAAGCAGCGTAACAGGGCGGGACTGGAAATGCTGTACGGCGATTTGCCGGATACGCTAAGCCAAATGATCCGGACGGCGCTAACTGCGACACCCGGGAACCGGCTGATCGATGCTGACTTTTCCGCAATCGAGGCCCGCGTGGTGGCGTGGCTAGCCGGGGAAGAATGGGTACTTGATGTTTTCCGCACCCATGGAAAAATCTATGAGGCAACTGCGTCAATGCTGTACGGCATTCCGCTGGACCGGATTAAAAAAGGCAACCCGGAATACTCCTACCGTCAAAATGGTAAGGCTGCGACCCTCGCACTCGGATACGGCGGCGGTGCACCAGCACTGATCCGCGTCGGACGGCTGCCAGAGGATACAGCGGAATCAGAATTGGAGGATATCAAGCGCCGATGGCGGCAGACCAATCCGAATATTGTGAGATTTTGGTATGCCGTCGAAGCCGCCGCGCTGGAAGCCTGCCGGACTGGCAGACCGCAAATCGTGCGTGGGCTGATTTTGGCCAGAGAATTTGATCCGGCAACTGGCATGGACGCACTGACGATCCGGCTACACAGCGGGAGAAAGCTGTATTACGTAAAGCCCCACCCGGCAAAAAACCGATTTGGCAGTGACAGCCTAGGCTATTGGGGCGTAAATCAGACGAACAAACGGTGGGAGCGGCAGGAGACCTACGGCGGCAAGCTGGTGGAAAACATCACCCAGGCCACCGCACGTGACTGCCTCGCAGAAGCTATTGAAAGATTAGAGGCTGCGGGTTATCCGGTTGTATTCCACGTCCATGATGAGGTGATTATTGATTGCTCGCATGGAAGCTTGGAAGAGGTGATTGCAATCATGTCACAACCCCCTGCCTGGGCCCCGGATCTGCCGCTAACTGCAGACGGGTGGGAATGCGACTACTTTAAAAAAGATTAGGAGATGTAGTAAATGCAAAGTACACGCACCGAAAATGCCTGGGCGGCTTTAATTTCAGCCGCGCGCAAAGCCGCAAAAGCGTGGGAGTACTGCGACGGCTATAAGCAAGCGGCAGAACTGATTACGTTGCTGTGTAATGCACTGGAAAAAGAGGTGGAGGATAATAATGAAAATAATTAAGCCTGATGTATTCGTCGACTTTGAAGGCCGAACCGGCGATGATATTTTGCGAAAAATCGAAAAATGTGGCCGGATCTGCTATCGATCAGAGCCGACCGGCGACCCCGGCGATTTTGTACGGCGACTGATCGCACGTGGCCACGAATCTGTACTGGAGCATGTTAGCGTGACGGCGTATATTACTTGTGATCGGGGCGTGACACATGAGTTAGTGCGCCACAGAGTAGCGAGTTACAGTCAGGAAAGCACAAGATATTGCAATTATTGCAATGGGAAATTTGGATGTGAAATCGCAGTAATCGAACCGCTATATCTGAAGCCGGGATCCCGGGCGTGGGATTTGTGGGAAGAGGCATGCGAGTATGCGGAATACAAATACATGGCCATGCGTGATCGAGGCTGCACGCCGCAAGAGGCACGCGCGGTGCTGCCGAACAGCACCGCCGCAAAGATCGCCATGACCGCCAATCTGCGGGAATGGCGGCACATCCTAAAACTGCGGACCAGCAAAGCAGCACATCCGCAAATGCAAGAAATCGCCAATATGATTTTGTCGCAAATGAAAGAGCACGTACCTGTTGTATTCGACGATGTTAAGGAGGCTGAACAACATGGATCGAATTGATGTTTTAAAAGGCGCTGAGAAACGTTTAATCGGCGACCGTCCCGAATCCTATGGGCCGCCAGAGGACAGCCTGCCGCTGATTGCAAAATACTGGAGTCTGTATTTGCAGAACGCAATTGTAGGATTTAACGATATTGCTGTGTCGCCACTGGACGCGGCGAATATGATGATTTTACTGAAAATCGCGCGCCAACAGGCACAAACAAAAATCAACCCTGACAATTATATTGATGTGGCCGGGTACTCTGCACTCGCTGGCGAGATTGCAACTACATACCGCCCGGATGAGGAGAGTATGGGAGAATGAGTAATGCAAAAACAGATGCTGCTGTGATCGAAATTCGCGGCCAACTAGACGAAGCCCACCGGCTTTTGCAGATGGCCGAAGAGGCTGCAGAGCTGGCTCAGGCGGCATCCAAACTGGCCCGGATCCTGATGGGGATCAACCCGTCCCCGATGCCGGAAGATTCCGCGCGGGCACACCTGCTGGAGGAATACAACGATGTGCGGGTGTGCGCCATGACGCTGGATCTGCCAGAGCGCGTGATGCCTGGAAAGCTTTATCGATGGGCCGAACGACTGAGGAATCGCAAATGAAGGAGTTGAATACATGCTCCATGATCGAAAGATAACTATATCTGCTGCTGGCAATCGTCGCGCCACAAATTGGCAAGCACAATCGCTGATGCTATCGGAGCTGTACGCTAAATTACAGGTCCCGGCGCGCGGCAAAGAGACCATAGCGGAGTACTTAGCGCTATCAAAATCACAGCAGGACGACTTAAAAGATGTTGGCGGCTACGTCGCGGGGGCTTTAAACGGCCCCCGCCGTAAGGCCAACGCCGTGGCCGGGCGCGACGTAATCACACTGGACCTCGACAATATTGGACCGGGAAAAACAGATGACGTACTAAAGACCATCGAGGCGCTAGGCTGCGGATACTGTGTGTACTCCACTCGAAAGCATCAGCCCTCCGCCCCACGACTGCGAGTGCTACTGCCCCTGGACCGTACATGCACAGCGGACGAATATGAGCCGTGCGCCCGCAGGATGGCAGAGTGGATAGGCCTAGATATGGCAGATCCTACTACATTTGAGGCTTCCCGGCTGATGTATTGGGGCAGTTGCTGCGCGGATGGGGAGTACAGCTACCGCACGGCGGACAAGCCTATGCTATCAGTAGATGGGCTGCTGGGCACATACGCCGATTGGCGTGATTACACATCGTGGCCGCAAGTACCCGGCGCACCTAGCCCCGCACGGGCAGCGACCAAACAGGGGGACCCGGAGACTAAGCCCGGCGCAGTGGGCGCATTTTGCAAAGTGTACGACGTTCCCGCTGCTATGGACAAGTTTATCCCGCACGCGTACATCGAATGCGACAGTGCCCCCGGGCGCTACACGTACACCGGCGGCAGTACCACGGGCGGTGCAGTGCTGTACGACGACGGCAAATTCTTGTACTCCCACCATGCCACCGACCCATGCAGCGGACGGCTAGTCAACGCTTTTGACATGGTGCGGCTGCACCGATTTGAAGGCTTAGACGATGATGCAGCCCCCGGTACTCCGTGGATCAGGCTGCCTAGCTATAAAGCCATGTGCGAGTTAGCTACACAGGATCCGCAAGTAGCAAATCTGATCATGTCGGAACGATGGGAGCAGTGCAAAACCGATTTCCAGGCCGCTGAGATACCGTCTGGCGGCATAGGCGGCGCGGAGAGCGGCGAAACGACGGATGATGGTTCCTGGCTGCGCCCGCCGATTATGGACGTAGACGGCCAGCTGAAGCCTATCAAATCGCTGAAAAACTACAAGGCCGCGCTGGAACACTGCCCAGACTTGCGTGGCAAAATCAGACTGAATCAGTTTACGGGCCGGATCAGCGTAGAGGGAGACCTGCCATGGGATCGGCCGGGCAAGCCAAAAGAGTGGACGGACGGTGACACGGTGGCACTGCGAATTTACCTGGAGCCTCACATGGGCAAAATCGCTGATAAGGATGCTAGGGATGCTGTGCTTGCCTGTGCCAATGCGCACGCCTATCACCCGGTCCGCGACTACCTTAACTCGCTAACATGGGACGGTGTGGAACGGCTGGACCGGCTGTTTATTGATTACATGGGCACGGAGGACACGCCGTATGTGCGTGCGGTGACGCGCAAATCCGTCGTGGCGGCGGTTGCCCGTGTTATGCGGCCGGGATGTAAGTATGATACCATGCTAGTACTTGTGGGCGCACAAGGACGTTATAAGTCCACGATATTTAAAAAATTGGGTGGTAAGTGGTTTAGTGAATCGCTACGCACCTTTGCCGGAAAAGAAGCAATGGAGACGATTCAAGGCACGTGGATTAATGAGATCGGCGAAATGCAGGCTCTGGGGGTGACTGAGATTAACGCGGCTAAAGCGTTTATCAGTGCTGCATCTGATTTCTATCGTGCCTCATACGGCGTTTTTGCAATGGAGCACCCACGTCAATGCGTATTTTTTGGGACAACGAACACAGCAGAATGCCTAACCGACCGGACCGGCGGACGGCGATTTTGGCCGGTGGACATTGACAAGCGGCGCAGGACTAAAAATGTATTCACGGACCTGGATAACGAGAGAGACCAAATTTGGGCTGAAGCTGTAGTACGTTATCGTAATGGCGAATCACTGATTTTGTCTAAAGAGCTAGAAAAGGTGGCGAAACAAGAGCAGGAGACACACCGGCGGGCACATCCCTGGGAAGGTATGATCGAGGAATTTGTTAATCTGCCCATACCAGAGAACTGGAATGATTGGGACGAAGCTCAGCGGCAGATGTTTTATTCGGGGAACGCCGGATCAGAGTTGAAATTGGTACCCCGGGAGTACATCTGCACGATGGAACTTTGGTGTGAAATGCTAGGAAAGCGGCGAGGAGAGCTGACGGAAAAGGCTTCCCGGGAGTTGCACGACATGCTTTCGGCTCTGCCTGGGTGGGAGAAATACGGGCTGAAACGAGTGGGAAAACTCTATGGGCCGCAACGCTGCTATCGCCGAAAATGCTGAATCTTCCCGCGAAAAGCGGAGTTTTCCGAACAAACTCTTAAGCAAACTCTTAAATACTTTATAAAATTCTTAAAAAGTTTAACTTTTTGGGCAAAAAACGGGCTGATACAACGGGTTTTCGCGATTTAGTGCAACAAAATGCAACAGA